CGACTTTAAAAGTGGGCATGGGCAAAATTACATAGGAGAAGAAAACTATCTGGTGATGCCGATGGAATTATACAAGAAAGTCATTCATGACATACCGCACGATATCGGAGTGCTGGTTCCAGTACCGTCTGCGCTCGGAAGAAAGAATGAAGATATCTACGGGGAGTTTGAGAATCCAACGGAGTTTCAAGGAACTGTCACAAATTGGAAACTGTATAAAATCAAAGAGGCGATGAGGAAGAACCGCAAAAAGTCTATTACGGAATTATTGTTTTGTATGCTAAGAAGCGGAAGGTGATGTAACAAATGAAAAAATACAATAGCATAGACGGACGTATACATACAAACAGCCGGTTGTGGTTTGCTTTCCGGATGGCAGTGAGGAGTTAGTATATGAAGGGGTATTACAACGGAATAAATACAAGAGATGCTGAGGAGGGTGACTCTGAGAACATAAGAGTTCGATGCACAGATGAAAATGTAGTTATTCATATTGGATACTACGAATCTATTTTAAATGCCAGAGAAGTAAATGAGCTTATTAAGATACTGAAGGAAGCAAAGAAACACAGAGTATCAAAAAGATCGGAGTGGTAATTTGTCTGAAAAGTATAATGGGTATGAAAAAGAGTTAAATATTGACGCGCCAACAAGCGTTAAACCTTATGTGTCAGCAGTTTATGGAATTGAAAAGAAACTGGATGATTTACTATCATTTAAGGTTGGCACGGTCTGTAAAGATCAACTTATGGATTACGTGGAGCAGGCTATATATTACGCTCTTCTGGCAGGTATGCAGCAACAGAAAGAGATTAACACAGGAATCATGATGGATATGCAAAGGCAACTTGATATCTTAATTAAAAGGGATGGACAAGCTGCGAAAGAAAGGAAAGAGAAGGTAGGATGTTGATTAGAATAACAAATGAGTTAACCGATATATCGGAGAACTTGCGGCCGATTAAAGGAAGGGTGTATGAAGTTGTCGACACAATAGCAGGGAAGTATAGGCCGAATGACAATTACCGGCATGTGATTGAGGTAAAAAGGCAGCAGATATCCATTGCTCCGGATGAGTATAAGGTGGTGAGAATATGATTAAATTACCTGAAATTAAATTCCCTCCGGAGAATGTCATGGCATATAACACATGGCTCAGAATGGTTTGTAATCCAAACAATTTTAGTTTCTGGTATGAGAGAGTTAAGGATTGCGGATTAAAAATACCGGCAAGTGCTTATTATCAGTTTACATATGATGATGTAAGAAAATATATTGGATATATCTATGGCGAAGACAAAGATATGAATGCAAAGAGAAAAGAATTTTGCCGAAAAATATTGATTCCATTGCTTGATGATTTCCTTCATATTAAAAACAGAAAGAGTGATGAAATCTTTATTAAAAATGCTGTGTTTTCAAATAAATTTACATTTTCCGACTGCCATATTATTGATTTTGTGCCTTTGAAGGATGTGGTAAAGAATTTAGAGAATATAAATTATACAGGGCTTCTTGTTGGAGCAGAAGGATTTAATGAAATTGTGTTGAGAGAGTATATTCATCCGAAATTAAACTTTGGAGAAATATATAATGGCATGGCTCTTCGTCCGGAGTTTAGAGTATTCTATGATTTTGATAAGCAGAAGTTGTTGTATACGGTGAATTACTGGAATTATCAATACTGTGAAGAACATTTAAACGTAGAGGATAAGGCTGTATTTTCAAATGCTGAAGCACAGTTAAATAAATACTTTAAACAGTATGTAGACGAAGTTGAAAAATTGGTTATTGAGCATATGCCTCGTGCATGGCTTGAAGGTAAATGGAGTATCGACATTATGATGAATGATGAAAATGATTTCTACCTTATTGACATGGCTCTGGCAAAAAACTCAGCGTATTGGGATCCAGAACATGAAGGTAAAAGTAATGAGTAGGAACACAATGTCACGCAAGGCGGTGATTCATAAACTGCTTGAGATAAAGCAAAGTTTAGGCCTTCCACTGAGCAAACAAAAGGCGATTGACAAGCTGATAACTGATGTTAATTACAGGATTGCGGATGATTGCCTTAAAAAAGAATTTCCGCTTGCCACATTTATCAATCATGGTGGTGCACCACATGAAATTAAAAATGAAATGGTTGAAATGTATGTATGCCCTGCATGTGGCAACACAATCCGTGCGGTGGTATTTAATGGTTTATTACAGAGACCATTTCCAAAATACTGTTCTGAGTGCGGAAAGGCATTAAAAGCTCCATCGTAGGAGTAATAAAAAAAGGACTGCCCCTCGCAAAAGCAGTCAAGAAACAATGGATAACCTATTGCTAATTATAGCATAGGAGGAAAACAAATGGTAGAGATAACGACAGAAGAAATTGGCTACATGAAAAAAATCTTAGAGTGCTATTACTTTGCACAGGATCAGCAACAGAAAGAATTACATAGTGCTCTTGAACTTCAAATGCTGCTTGAACAGGAATGCAAAGTGTCTGGTATGTCTTATGATAGCTATGGCAATGGATGTTCAGTGAGCTTCCCAGAAGGCTCATATTTGCAACAATTGAGTATCGAAATCGCAACTCATGATGTTGAGGCTAAACGCTGGATGCAGAAGTTTAAAGGTCTGGACAAGACACACAAGATAAATTACCGCCTTAACCGGCTTCCAAAAGACCAGAAAGAAACCCTGCTGAACGTATACCGCCGTGGTATCAGCGTGTACAAGCTTGCAGAGAAGGCTGAGATAAGCACTCAGGCATATCATGATCGTATCAATACGGCGATCCGGCATATGCTGAAAGTAGAGTAGATAATCAAATAATCTGAATAGAGAAAGTAGGCTAGGTAACTGGTCTGCTTTCTTGTACAAATTTTTATGAAATTTTTGCTGTTGCGTGGCAGGCCGGAACAGTTTTTGCCCTACTTACCCCCTTTTCTTCACCGCATAGGGGGTACACACATATTTTACGAAAACCCTTTATTTAAGGCGTTTTTCATCATTTTGAAAATGCGAAAGTAAGTGAAAAGTTGTTGACTGGATAGCATAATGTAGGTGCAAGGCAGGAGATACAAAACACGAATGACCACGAATCATTAACCTGTCTTGCATCATCCAGAAGGTGGCAGAAAATCCTTAGTATAAAGCCGTTACAAAATCCCGGGACGTGCGGACATTATACAAGGAGGTGATGCCATGACACAGCTTATCAAAGAGCTGAGGCTGTTGATCAATGCTATTGCTAGATTGATCCAGACAATAAAAAAAGAAGGCTGACCCACGACAGCCGCCCTCTGGAACCATTATATAACATAATGCCATGAATGGCAAGGAGGAAAAAACATATGTACAATTATAGAGAAGCTGTTAAAGATGATGTTATCGAATACATAAGAGACGAAATTGATTTTGCGGACTTTGAGACATTGGAAGAGTTAGCGGAATACCTCAATGATACATTGTTTTCAAATGACAGTGTGACAGGCAATGCCTCTGGAAGTTATACTTTTAGTACTTGGGAAGCAGAAGAAAATATTTGCCACAATCTCGATTTATTGGTAGAAGCACTAGAAGAATTTGGATGTGGTGTTGATTATTTAATCACCAACGGAGCAGAAGCGGCAGACGTAACGATAAGATGTTATTTGTTACACGGCGCAGTGTCTGAGGCGCTGGAAGAGTTAGAAGATGAATTTGAATTAGCACACGAAGAAAGCGAAGAAGAGGAATAGAAAATTATGGAGTCAAGACATACATATGAAATGGAATTACACAAGAACAATATTGAATTTGAAACAAAGCAAGTCGGTAACAAATGGCTTCTTATATCCGAAGAGCGGGTACTGGAAGAATGCGAAACAGAGAAAGAATGTGTAAGCCGTGCGGGTATGTATGAGCGTATAATGATACCATTTAGTGTATTTGATTAGGGGGGGGTTGCAGTATGCCATTACAGAATATCATATTTATTTATGTGTTTTACAGAGTATGCCGCCTATTGTGGGAGGCAGGGACGGAGGAACAGAGGAAATGAAAGATAAAATGTTATTGGCTGCCGGAATCGTCGTTGTGGCGGTTCTCAGCTTTGCAGCTGGATTATATGTACAGCGTGAGCGCATTATTAACAACGCTATTGTGACCTACGAGGAGCGTAATAGTACTGCATGGGTTTATATGTCTATTGATGGCAATGTGCACGCATACGACCCCGAAACAGGGCAGAAAGAGGAATAATAAATGGATAATAAAGTGATGACATGCAAGAGTTTAAAAAGTAATGGTGTAAAACTATTTGAGCGTGATAGGTATAACGACGGCCTGTATATCTGCAGTTATACATATTACTACTGCCAAGGTGATAGGATATTCTGCCACGAATATAACCGTAATGATCTCACTTACACAGGTGGGGAAAACTGCTGCTATCCTGTGGTTGTTGATGCAAGCAAAGAAGATAACTGGGTTGAAATAATAACATGTGATATTAGGGATTTATCTATATTTGATAAAATCAATGATATGATGGATTACGTATCCTACCATTACGATATGGCATGGGATAAATTAAAAATTGAGTTATTAGTAATTTTGGGATGGGATGTTAAAAATGATTAAAGTAATTTTTAAAATAATGGGATGGTGCATCTTGGCACCTGTAGCAATCGCCGTTGGCATGCTGCAATGGGTCTTAAAATCTTACAAATAGTCGGCCTGATCTGGTCGGCTTTCTTTTGGTTTTCCACCTGATTTTACTGAGTTTTCCACTTGACTCATCAAGTTGACAAATCTTCAAAATTGTGTTATTCTTTGGCTAAGTTATAAAAGGCAGTGCTCTTGTGAGTGCTGCTTTTTTTATTACTCTCTGGTTGATTTCTAGCTTGTTTCAAGGCTGTATAACTACACTCGTAAAGACACCATTACACTGGTTAAACAGCTCTTAGATAGCTTTAAAAACAGTGATGTGTAGAGTATATAGCTACTGCCTAGGCTAGTAGTCTTTTAAAAGATTTAAAAGCTTTAAAAGATCTTTAAAAGATTAAAAGATTTAAAAAGAAAATAACACAAAAGAAAAAAAGTGAGGTGAGAACATGAAGCCACATTACAAAGGATTTTACCAGTATTGCAAAGGCAGAGCGCTGAAGGATATTGCCAAGGATTTGAACACTACAGAAGGCACTGTAAAGAGCTGGATGACCAGATACCACTGGGTTGATAAACGCAATTCTTGCAGGACTGATGACGGTTCGGTGGATCTGGAAAAAGCCAGAGGATTTCTGAAGGGGAAAGGCAACGTGGAGCCAGTACCAAGATGGGAAGCTGTAGAAGAAGACCAAGGCAAGAAGACTCTTAACGACATGTTAGCGGAATCACCTCATGACGATGATTTCAAGCTGTTTGTACAACAGACATTAACTAATTCAGTACGTAGTCTAGGAGTATCTAAAGCTACTACAGATTATGAATGTCAGTTGCGTATAGTAGAGTATTTTAAAACATGTATTCATGATGGTTATATACCAACAATGGAAGGTTTATGGCTATGTTTAGGTATTGGTCAGACTTGTTTTTATGATTGGTGCAACGGAAAATCGGGAACAGTTCGTGCGGAGCTATTACAAAATGCAAAACTTTGTATTCACGAGTTCAACACACAGCTAGCAATTGCGGGGCGTATGGACAAGGTTTTATACATGTTCATATCCAAGAACCGGCAGGACATGAAAGACCAGGTGGACACCGTTGTAACTCACAACAACGTTCTAGGCAGCACAGCAGATAAAAACGAGATAGCTAACCGGATAGCTGAGCAAGCTGACAACCTGCCTGATGATGGCTGATTAATGGCTATAAAGAGCCGAATGTTAATAGATACTTAACAAAAAACACGATAAATAAATGCTTTATAGCTGTTTTTGTTAGCTTATATGCTTTGGTTTGTTAGCTTATAAAGGCTACGCGTTAACATGCTGCATCCGGTTCTGTGGTAGCTTGCTTCATGGATCAATCCAGCTGATCAAAAGGCATGACCCCACCCCCCTCCCTATAGGCCAGAATGCATATACCCCCTTCTCAGTCCCATCACCAAATTTTTTGTAAAAAGGTGCATACTTTTCTCTCCATTTTAGCCCTTAAAATCTATCATTTGAGACCTACTTGGTGTATACTTAAAACAGCAGGAAAAAGGTGGTAAATTGCATACACGGCTATGCATACTGATAGGAGAGGATTTCTATGATATTTGAACAAAATGAATTATGTGAAATATATGTAAACCTTTTTAATTGGCTTGCTGGTCATTCTTCAGGGAAAAGCCACGCTTATAAAAGTTACCATAACAGTATGGATAAAAAAATATGGAAGCCATTATTCTCTAAAATTGAAGAAATCCAGATTAAAGAGACAAAAACAAAAGAAGAAATTGATTTTTTAGAAAAAGTGATATATAGAGGTGATATGCATAGGTTACAAATCGCAAAAAAAATGAAGAACGGATATATTGACCGTAGAGAAAATTATTTTTCATGGTCTAAAACAATTAATGGTGTTACAGCAAAACCACTTTCATACTGTGGTAATTGTCTACATATATTAGCTAACACAAAAAATGAATATGCGTTTGATGTATTTGGATTCTTATATCATATTATTACTTATAGATATAAATTTATGCCATCTCAAGATTACGATATAAGAATTTTATGCCGGTACGAGGAGGAAGAAGAAATAGTATTCCCTGTTGCAAAAAATACTATAATTTCTGTAAGTATTGAAAATGTTAAAGATTTAAGCAAATATCCTAATAATAATTTGATTAAGGAGAATGAATGGTTTAGAAAGTAATAAATACTATTCAATCACAATTTATGTAGAAATAAAGCGGGAACACTGGCTCATCGGTGATGCGGTGAGTGACGAAGCGTTAAGTGTTGGTGTACAAGAGGCGGTAAGGTACACAAAAGACCTTTCAACTTGCGGGAACTGCATTAGTGCCAACATAGCGGCCGTAGCGCCGATAGTAGACTGAACACCTCTCATGGAAGTGTCCCATTCAGTCTTTTTTATGGCTTAGCTTGGTATCTGGAAATCTTTCGGAGGTCATGTTGTTGGCAATAAATACTTTCCATTAAGCCAATAATAACCAAGTTCACAGTTATGGAAGCTGTGAAACCTTTAATTGGGTATCGTTACGAGTTTGGAACCGCATATATAACGATGCCTACCTATCAGTGATGATGACTTGGCGGTTCAAGGAATTTAGCTTGATAGGATTATTTGTATCAGTGGCGGAATAGGTAGACGCATAGTATTACAACAGCTTGCGTGGTAAAGTACACGAAGAGTATGGCGAGATGCATTTCGACTGGTGCATTATGCAAGGTTCAAATCCTTGCCTGATACAATTTATCTGATCCACGAACGTGGAAACAGGATCGAGAACGCATTGCGTTGTCTGAACAGCGGTAAGGAATCCTACGGGACTTACTGCGGCCGTGGCGGCAGGCTGAAGACCGTTGCTCTGGAGTGTATGCTGAACACTATCCCCTCTACGGCAGGAGGAAAGCCAATTGTAAAGCACATAGAAGCCGCCCGTTATATGGGAACCGGTTGTACATGTGCTTTTCTATTTGCTCAAATTGATAGATTCCATAACCTCGGCATAAGGGGAATCGCTTACTGAAACCGGATGCCAAAGACGATAGCAGACAGTAACCGGCTTAAAATCTGCACATACACGGAAAAAGGGAGAGAACCTCCCTTTATATACCTCTGGTGTAAAGGAAACATGACGGTCTCCAAAACCGTTGCTCTCAGTTCGATTCTGAGGAGGTATGCCAATATTTCCGATTAGCCAAATGGAAAGGCAATGGACTTTGAATCCATGAGTTCTGGTTCGACCCCAGAATCGGAAACCATTTAACACTTCTGAACGGTTGTATTTGGGATTGAAGTAGCTAGCATTAGGATGGGCTTGCCTAAATACGTAGAACGATACCACGTTCATTCGTATACACGGTTTCACTCAAATAATAGAGTGATGTGGCAGTACATGGTTTTTCTCCTCCAACTTGCGTAAATATACCTCCCTTTCTGTTTTTATCCTTTATGTTTATGTACTGCAAAATACAAAAAAGCTGCACAGTACCTATCGCCTTGTCTGTGTGGCAAATCATTAACTATTTTTTTATATCCCTTTTCATGTTATATTATTATAGAAAGGGTGGATGAAAATGATTAAAGAATTTTTAAATTGTTTAACGGCAAATCAACAGCCGAAGTATCACGTATCAGAAGAAAGGGATATTACATTAGATAGAAAAAAGATAATTTATTTAGTTAATCAAATTGAATATTTTACCAACTATAGAAAAGAACGTTTCTATATAGCGATTTTCCTTTTTGTTTTAGTAGCATTAGAAATTGCCATGGTTATTGTGAAATATGAGGTCATAATAAGGGTAATGGAAAGCATAATGGCTCCTCTGATAATATCAGGAATGATACTCTATATGGAAACTAAAGGTGATTCATACATTGCTCTAATGAATTATGAAAATGAATTATATGATATATGTGAATACATAAGGTTAAATGATAGCCTAAAAGAAAATGAATATTATATATTATTATATATCAATACGAATAAAGAGAAATATACAAGAAAAAATCCATTTGATGCAGATAAAGCGAGAGGTTTAAAATGAAAGTGAGATGATGGTGATGAAAGTCATGTATTATATGGAGGTTAAATGAAGACGATTGAATTAATTAACATCCTTCTTGAACAACGTGACTGCAAAAGATACCAAAATCTGGATGATTTATTTGAACTTCTACGAATATATGAGCCTGAAGACATGGTGCATGCACACCGGCTTAATAAGGTAGTTCGTGATGTGTCTGTAAAGCAATCAAAAAATGCATTTTTACCAATATCAGAGAGAGAACGTTTCATACAACTGTATAAGCGTTCTCTTTTATTTGATGCGCCGATAGATTTTGATGCGTATTTGCTTTATGTAGAATTTGATCGGGACCCAGATAAACGATTCTATTTGCCACGGCGAAAAATTCTAAAGGATAAGCTTATTCGGCACCTTCAGGACTTAGCCGATGATGTGATAGACATATTAACGATTTCAATGCCACCAGGTACCGGTAAATCAACTGCCGGTATTTTCTTTTTATCATGGCTAATGGGAAGGAATCCAGAAAAATGTAATCTAGCATCTGGTCATGCTGACGGATTGACCAGAGGTTTTTATGATGGTGTTATGTCTATAATCACTGACCCCGAGTATCTTTGGCACGATGTGTTTCCCGATGTTCAATTGGTCAATAAAAGTGCAAAATATGAAACACTTGATTTGGATAAGGTTAAGCGATTTCCTTCGTTAACTTGTAGAGCTATAGATGGATCCTTGACTGGAGCAACACGATGTGAAGGAATACTTTATGTCGATGACCTTGTATCCGGTATAGAGGAAGCTTTGTCTATTGATCGTATGGACAGGCTGTGGATGAAATACTTTAATGATTTGAAGTCACGTAAGAAAATGAAGTGTAAAGAACTCCATATAGCAACACGATGGTCTGTACATGATCCTATCGGTCGGCTTGAAAGAGACAACGAAAATAATCCTCGAGCAAGATTTATTTGCATTCCAGCTCTGGATGAAAATGGTGAATCCAACTTCAATTATGATTTTGGCGTAGGCTTTGATACTGAGTATTTCAAAAATATTGAGAAAGATATGGATGAAGTATCATTCTTGGCGCTTTATATGAATCAGCCTATTGAGCGTGAAGGACTACTGTTTCCGGAAAAAGAACTCCGGTATTTCAATGGGATACTTCCGCAGATTAAACCAGATTGTATATATTCCGCATCTGACGTTGCGTGGGGCGGTGGAGATAGCTATTCACAACCATTTGGTTATCAGTTTGGTGAAGATGTATACATCCCTGATTGGATATTTGATAAAGGCGATAAGACAGTGACAAGACCAAGAGTAATTGGCAAAATGTCGATACATAAACCACACCTATCGAAATTCGAAGCAAACAATGGTGGTCATGAGTATTCAGATAAAGTGGATGAAGAATTGAGGAAGATTGGCGTTCATATGAATATCACATCGGAAGTGTCTCCGAGCAATAAGTCAAAGTTATCAAGGATAATCAGATGGGCACCGGATATAAAACGCTTCATCTTTGTGGATAAAGCCAATAGAAATAAGGAATACGACAAGGCAATGAAAGAATTGACAACGTTTCTTCAGACAGGAAAATCACCACATGATGATTCTCCGGATAGCCTCGCTATGCTGGCAGAATTGATATATGAAGGTGGAATAAGTTATGAAATCGGGGATAGGCCGTTTTAGAAAGGAAAAGGGTATGGAAAAGAAAAGCAGAGAGATTAGAGCAGCGCCGCCTGCACCATGCAGTAAGAAAACAGAGTGCAAAGGTAGAGTATGCAGCAATCCGGCATGTGAAGACTGGCGCATCTATAGAAACAAGTATTTAATCAAAGGGTAAGCAGCACTATATGTGCTTTTTTATTACCAGAAGGGAGGTGGATAGATGATAGAAATAGAATTGTTTGGCAGACAGGAAATATTCATACCACGGCAAGAAATAACGGAAGAAACACTTCCTAAAATATTGGCAAGGGCAATGGCTATCCATTCTACCAATGCAGCGCAGATACATTATCTTTGGAATTACTATAAGGGAAAGCAACCTATTCTTGAAAGAGTAAAGAGAGTACGACCCGAAATATGCAATAAGCTAGTAATCAATCATGCGTATGAAATCATGAATTTCTACATGGGATATGTTTTTGGTGATCCTATCCAGTATGTGCAGCGAGGAATACACGGCGCAAAAGAAGGATACTCCGATGTAAACAATGTATCTATGCTTAATGAGCTTATGGCTGATGATGATAAAGCTTCAAAAGACCGGGAGTTAGGTGAATGGATGCTTGCCTGCGGTGTCGGATACCGGATGACAATGCCGGCAGTTGATGACGATGCAGTATTTGAAACTGAGATATTAGACCCTAGAGTTACATTCGTTGTGAAGGATACTGGCTTTGGTAAGAAGCCTTGGCTTTGTGTGACATTTAATAAAAAGATGAACAAGGGATTTGAGTATTATGAAATGTTCGGATATACCAAGGATGTGTTCTTCGCCTGTGAGGAATTCAATTCCACGTTTCGGAAGTATCGAATTGTAAATCATGTCTTAAACCGTTTACCTATTGCTGAATATCCGTTAGGTACCGTCAGGCTTGGCGCTTTTGAACCGGTGCACTCTATTATGAATGCTATTAACAATATGGAATCAAATAGAAGTGATGGTGTTGAACAAAAAATTCAAAGTTTCTTAAAATTTTTAAATTGTGATATCGTCCCAGAAAAATTCGATGAATTCAGGGAAAAAGGCATGATAAAGATTAAGGTTCCACAAGGTAGTAGAGGCGATGTTGAATATGTAGAGGTTGATTTAAACCAAACGGATTCACAAATATATGTAGATTCCTTATACCAAAAAATGCTGCAAATTGCAGGTGTACCAGACAGAAATGCTTCTGCCGGGGGAAATACCGGGCAAGCACTTATTATCGGTCAGGGATGGTCTAACGCCGAAGCTAGAGCGAAATCCATAGAACTTTCATTCAAGCGTAGTGAAAAGCTGTTTTTGAAGATGGTACTGAGAATTATCCAGGATACGTTGAATGTAGAGCCACAATTAAGGCAGCTGAAACTTTGGGATATTGATATCAAGTTCACACGAAATAAAACGGACAGCATACTAGTTAAGGCACAAGCGTTACTTAATCTGCTGGAAGCAGGAGTGCATCCACGTATTGCATTTACTATTTGTGGACTGTTTAACGACCCAGAGCAGGCGTATGTTGATTCACAGCCATACTTAAATGCCAAGTGGCTAAGAGATTTGAAGACGAATGTACAAGAAGGCAATATCAAAAATGAAAATGATGTATTGCCTAAACTTCCGGTAACCGGATAATGACCTGAATAAGTCATTACGAAAATAAACTGTTCATTTTTTATTGGTCTTTTACTGCTAGACCTAAAACAAGAAGACGTCAGGAGATGGAGAACTCCTATAAAAGCCTAGATGGAAAGGATTGAGTAATTATGACAAAAGAACAATTATTAGCTGCCGGGCTTACAGAAGAACAAGCAGACAGTGTACTTGCAATGAGGGGAAGCGAGTTGACAAATCTTAGAAACCAGATTTCTGATTTAACACAGCAAAATACGCAGTTACAGGCTGATTCTGCTGAATTAGCAACCTTGAAACAGCAGAATTTAACAGCAGAGCAATTACAGCAGCAGGCCATTGACGAAGCTAATGCTGAAAAAGAAAAATATCAGAAGATGGCAAATAAACTGGAAGTTGAAAAAGTCCTGATTACTGCCGGCATGCAGGAAGATGATTATAAGGATTTTATCGACGGTATTGTTACAAGTGATAAAGATGCATCTGTATCTGTAGCAACAGCTATGGCAACGACCTTTAAAACAAAAATGGCGGCCGCTGAAGCGCAGGCAAAGAACGATCAGCTGAAAAATACACCACGCCCAGATGGCGGAGATGGTAGCAACGGAGAAACGAAACCAAAAGATGTTCAGTTGGCAGAACAACTGGCTCAAACCGCTAATACGCAGGGTGGATTCACAGCATATTTGAAAGGAGAATGAAATAATGAAGGTGACTTATAGAGAGTTTGGTAGTGGAATCAACGTAGTAAGTAATGAGCATTTTGTTGCTATTCCATATCATGTTGATTTTAGCGAAGTAACAGAAATAGCGTATGGTGAAGTAAAAGTAGTTAAGGCAGGAACACCAATGGCAAAGAATGGCATCAAGGCCACGGTAACAGAAGGAAAATCAAACGCTATCGGTATACTGATGCATGATGTGTATGATGATAACCCAAATACTTCATTGATAGTACATGGTTTTGTCGATAAAGCAAAGGCAGAGAAAAATACTGGTGAGACTTACGATGAAGCTACACTGGCGGCATTGCCGATGATTCAACTTTTATAGGAAAGGAGATTGAAAAAAATGAGATTGATTGATGTATATAGCGCCAAAGCGTTAGCAGCTTATTTTACGCATGCGCATAGTAATGACAGACCATATCTTGGACTGACATTATTTCCGAGAAAGAAAAAGATGGGATTGGATTTAAAATGGATCAAGGGATATAAGGGGTTGCCTGTACCACTGAACCCAAGCGCATTTGATACGAAATCAAAAGGCAGAGGGAAATTGAAAATGCAGGATGTTAGCACACAGATGCCTTATTTTAAGGAGCATGTAATGGTTGATGAAGAAGATGAACAGGAAATCTTACGTGTTACTGAGGCTGGCGATCCGTATGCTCAGCAGGTACTTGACCACATCTATACTAAAGCAGATGATTTAATTATTAGCGCAGATGTCGTAGCTGAACGTATGATTTGGATGCTTCTGGCAGCAGAAAATGGTAAACCTGGTATTGATATCACAGCTGATGGTGCGAGCTATCAGTATGATTATGATGAATCTGGTGAGTACAAGGCAGAACACTTTGTGGAATTGACAGGCACAGATATGTGGAGTGACCATGAAAATTGTGATCCTATTGCAGATGCTCAGATGGTAATTGATAAAGCATTGGCAAAAGGTGTTATTCTTAAGGCAATGGTCATTAGTCCTAAGACGATGAGTAATCTTGTTAAAAGTAAGAAAATTGCTTCATATATCCTTGCTCAGAACTCAACAGCAAACATTTATATGAACAAAGCCAGAGTCAAAGAAGTCTTTAAAAACGAACTCAATATTGAAATTATTGTTTATGAAAAGCTCTTTAAAGACTATGATGGCAAAGACAAGGCATATTACCCTGATACGATGGCCACATTCTTACCAGAAGGCGCTTTAGGTAATCTGTGGTATGGAACATCCCCGATTGAGCGAAAGGCGTTGGGATCAAAAGATGCCAATGTATCTCAGGTTAATACTGGAGTAAACATTATGGTAACTCAGGAACATGATCCTGAAAATACAAAGACAGTGGTAGATGAAATCGTATTGCCGTCATTTGAATGTATGGATTCAGTATATTTGCTGAAGCATAGTGCGTAGGAGGTAAATGAATATGGGAAGACCGACTAATGCTGAAATCGCTGCAAAGAAAGCCGCAGAAGAAGAAAAACGTAAAGCTGATGCATTGGCTCAGCAAATTAATGGTGCTGAAGAAAGCGAGAGTGATTATGCTAACAATGCAAATCCTGATGTCGCTCAGGATGACGGTAAAAAGGTTCCGACTGACCTGCCAGAAGATAAACCGGAACCGGTAACCGCAGAACCTGTAGAAGATATGCCAGAATCAACTATCACAGCGCCTACTTCTAAAGCAGATTATGTAACATACGATCACACGGTCAAAGTAAACGGAAAATTCTACGCAACTGGTGAAAAAGTACCAGTACACTAGGTTGGTTCATGATGACCTATGATGAGCGAAAGCAATTACTCTTCCGCCGGATAAAGGATGGTCTTCCTGCTGATCTGCTTGTGAATCAAGGAGATGTCATGCCATTGAGCATTGACACTCCTTTGGTTCCATTTAATGCTGAATTGAGTCAGTATCTTGATGATTTAATGCTCATGGCTAGAGAAATCATCTTTGAAAACCAGTATCCATTTGACGATCAAGAGAGACCGGCTGATGTCATGCCAAGATATCACATGTTGCAAATACGTATCGCTATAGAAATCTTTGTTAAAGAAGGGGCGGAGGGAGAAATCGTTCATTCTGAAAGTGGTGTATCCAGAACTTACACAAGTTCTGATATATCACCTGCACTTTTGAATCAGATAACTCCTATGTGCAGCGTATGAGGATGTTGAGCAGAAACAAGCAGCGGTTATATATTGCATCACAAATTATGGATGATGAGCTTGTGGATTCACATGGAAATCGACCATTTGATAAACCGTTTTTATTTTGTGAAAATCTGGCCAGTGTAGATGGGAAATCTGAAAAAGAAGAATATGGTGATCGTGTGAGAAATATGTATAAATCGGTTGTCATGCGTAAGAAGTGGGAAGGCAGCATCAAAGAAAACGATGTAGCATATCTGGATGGCATTACACCGGATGGAGAAGCTCAGAACGGTGCACATGCAAATTATCGTGTCGAATCCGTAAGAAACACATCATTGAACATGATGACTGTTTATTTTGATAAATTGCCGTAAAGAGAGGGGTAATGCAGTGAAATTGGTAAATGTTAAGAATCCGAATGTTGAAATTGATATTCGTGATTATCTGGTGCCGGACTATCTTGGCACCCATGAATGGAAGTTGCCTGATAAAAAGGTGAATAAGAAACAGTCAAGCAAGCAATTTGATATTCAGAATGATAAGAAAGAAGATAAGTAATGTCTGTAATCAAAAGACACTTTCAAGTCAATTTGAAAGGTATGAAGCTCATGCAGAAGAAAATTGATAATCTGCAAAATGCTATGCCACAACTTGGACAAAGATTCATAGAAATGTCGCTTGATTATCTGTATGAGAGAGCTGCTTATTACATTGAGTCTTCTACTGGCAACGGTGGATATGAACCAACTGCTGAATTATTGGCTGGCTTGAAAAGGGATTATGAGTTAGGGAAAGTGTTTAATGACTGTGTTCATGCAGCTTGGGTTGAATATGGTACTGGAATGATTGGCACCGGTACACATCCAAATCCTCCGACCGGTTATCAGTATGATGCCAATGCACATGGGGAACAAGGTTGGACATATCCAGGTGAAGATGGTAAGTTTTATCATACTCAGGGATTATCAGCACACCGGTTTATGTATAACGCTATTACTGATTATCGAATGAACTATAAAAAGATTTTCAGCAAGGCGTTCAACGAAGTTGTGGGAGGTGCTATCTAATGAATCAGGAATATTTTGATATCGTCTTCCAAGGATTGAAAGATCATATCAAAACACATAGTGAAATTAAGGCAAAGGTATTAGACAGGCCGAATACGGAGATATATCCAAAAATCGTTGTTACTGAAATAACTAATACTTCTACGTTAAATCTGGGTAGGATGGAGTCATATTCGTTATTGGGGTATGAAATAGGTATTTACGCAAAAAACGCAACTATCAATGGTAAGGCTATGGATGCCATGGATATTGCTCGCTATCTACAAAGCGTAGTGGCTGATTATATGGATTATGAAATTCATATGAAACGAGCAATGACCGACTATAAAGATAACATTGATAATTCGCTGTACTGTATCATCATGCGGTATAACGCAAATGGGAGCGACTATCGAAGTCGCTTCTTTTAAGGAAAGGAGTTCATTATTATGAATAGTTTGGATTTTGGAATTCAAAAAATGACAGAACGCTTTTTTTCAGGAATGGGTTCATGTCTTTGTTACAAAAATGAAAGTGGTAAATTTTCTGTTCTAGTATTAACAGAAACGGTACCGGCTTTTGCTTCAACACCTGAAGCTATTGAAGCAAAATATACTACTTCTGATACAACAACAAAAATCGAGGGTATGAAAACATTGGAGGATAAGGAATTTGAATTTTTTGTTCACCGTGATTCAATCAATCGTCTAGAGAAACTTAAAGGTAAGGAATTAGAATTACTGCGTGTTAACGCTGATCTAACTGGTGAACGTGTCAATGGTACATTGTCTTATACTATGTCTGATAGTCAGAATGGCGAAGCTCAAAAAGGTAATATCAAGATTACTCCTACGGACTATATTGGTTATGTTGAGAATGTATTACCTCTGGTACAGGCTACTGTCACCTTTAAAACACCGATTGATTGGAAATGCGAGTTGGATAAAACGGATGGTACGTATACAAAGGATATCGAATTGAATTTTGCCGAAGGAACATTCACAGCTACAGTAAAAGATTCAACTATTGCTACAGCTGCTGTTTCAGATAATAAATTAACAATCACAGGTAAGGCAGAAGGCTCTACGATTGTTACCCTGAAAGCTTCTTGTGAAGGTTATGCTTCATGGGAAACTACAATCTTAGTTATCGTTCCAAAGGCAGTCGTAGCACCTGGATCGTAAGAATCGAAACAACAGCGCTCGGTCAATGCCGGGCGCTTGTAATTTAATAGGAGGAAAACAAAAATGAATATTTGGACATATAAGTATAACGGAAAGGACTATCCTTTCAAATTGACTCGTGCCGCTCGAAAGGCCATCAATGAATTACAGTTTAAAATCTTTGATGAATTGCAGAATCCTGAAATCCTGACAATGGCAGGTGAACTTAGTGAAATCCAGCAGAAACTAAATGCTGCTAAAATGGAAGATAACAAGAGTGAAATGGAAGATAACAAGAGTGAAATGGAAGATAACAAGAGTGAAATAGCTCAGTATGAAGCAGAATTGAATGCTCTTTCTATCAAAATGATGCCACTAATGAAAGACTTTGTTAAGTTGCAGTCGAACGACATTGATCCTGAAGAAATTGCAGCTATCCTGCTGAAAGAAAATAAAGACCTGAAAGGGGAAATGACGGATCAGTTCATTGATGACATGTTCGATGATATGGTGAACACTCTTGGTATGGAGAAATTCGATGAAAAGATGGTTGAGATTACCGCTAGAGTTTTTACAGTAATCCAGTTACTGAAAGACAAACTGGAAGCAATCAACACTGTGAAAAAGGAGAAAACCAAGAATCCTCTGCCGATGTCGTAGTTTATAAGAGCTATGAAGAATACTGCTATGCAGTAATGATTCCAATAGCTATCGAAGCAGGTATGCCATTGGATGAATTTTGGTACGGCGAAGAAGAATTATTCTATTCTTATGTAAAGGCGTATCGTAATCGTGTCAATTACACGTCCTGGATGAATAATCTCTATGCCATGAAAGCATTAGAGGTTGTTGTGAATAATCTAATGCCTAACGCTGTAAATATTGGATTTGGTGGCGGAAAAATAACTCCGGTTCAATATTATGAGAAGCCAATTGACTTTGAAGCTGAAGCAGAGAAGCAGAAACCTGTTACTAAAGAAGACCTTGAATCAGAGTTTAGGCGGAGAATGAGTGTATTTTGATAGAAAGAGATATTCAGTATTTCTACTACCTGTGCTATGATATTGGTATCTAGGGAGGGCATGGAAATGGAAACAATAGAAATATCATTTGACAGTAAAAGAGGCAGCAACAAAATATTAAATGATATTGTGTTATTTACAGGAAAAACACATATTGAAAATTTATTTTATGGAGTATGTACATTCGATGTAAATAAATTAGAATATATTGCATTTTCAAGGAAATATATATATTGTAGATCATTAAACAAATTTAAAATTTCTGGAGAAGATGTCTTTTGTTTGATTATAGTTCCATGGATACAAATAAAAAAAGCAATGCTTTATTCTGGTCAAATCAATTTGATTCTGGATAACAATATAGTTGTTGCTTTATATCTTTCCAGCAGTGATACTAAAGTATTCTTATCAACCATATTGTTAGCCATTAATGATATATTGGATTATTCAGCATTTGAAATCATTAATGACACTTACAATGTGTTTAGAGCAAAAAGGGATAAAGCGTTAGGAAATATCCCGTATAAAGAACTTGGTATTAAAAATACATTTGTGATTGAACCAGATAAAGTGAAGGACATTAAGCAGGATGGCAGTAATGATAAAGCATCAAGCTATAATTATTGTCCTCATTGTGGTAAGGAGCTTGATTCAGCTTTTAGTTACTGCCCTTTCTGCGGAAAAGCAATATTGGAGCAAGAAGTGGAAGAAATTAAACAACGTACAGTGTATACAGCTCCTAAAATAAATAAGACTTCTACACCAACGTATAAAGCACATACTGTCTCTCCCAAAAAACAGTATAAAGCAAACAAAAAGGCAGGAATTGTGTCATGTCCTAAATGCGGTAGTATTTCCATCACAACGTCAAACAAGAAATTAAGTGTTAAGCGTGGTGTTGCTGGGGCGATTTTGGGTACTGCTGTACCGGGTGTTGGAAATGCAATTGGAGCAGTGGCAGGAGCTGTTGCTGGTGGATTATCAAGCAAAAAAATATACAATGTTTGCATGAACTGTGGACATCGGTGGAAACCATGAACGAGGAAAATATTGTATGATGAAAATTTTCTTGTATTTGATTGGGGGTTCTTTAATTCTTGCTTTCATAATCTCTGCCGGTATATTCATACTTCCATTTTTACTAATTTATATGATTTATAAACTGTTATCAAAAGGTGAAAATAGAGATACAGCTATAGAAAAACACAGTAATATTCAAATCGAAATCGATAATTCTTTGGAAAACAATTTTTCTAATAGGCTATTAAATATTACCGACGGAATTTCATTTGAACATTTTTGTGCAGATCTATTGAAAGCAAATGGATTTCTGAATATTGTTGTAACTCCAAACTCAAATGATTTCGGTATAGATATAACAGGTGAAACATCAGACCATGTTAAATACGCATTTCAATGTAAGTATTATTCAGGATCAATGTAAGTATTATTCAGGATCATTAAATAATTCATCCGTACAAGAGGTCTCAGCAGGGATGGCTTATTATAATTGCCATGTAGGAGTGGTTATAACAAATAGTTTTTTTACAAAAAATGCAATAGTTTTAGCGAATAAAACGAATATACTTTTATGGGATAATAAAAAGTTGAATCAATTAATACAAAATGCTGATCAAATTACAGATTGATGAGTATTTACATATATACAAAAAAAGCAGCCAGCAAAAGCTGCTTTTTATTTATCAGAAAGTTGGTGAGGAAAATGACTGATAAACAACTAGAAAGAGAATCGGAAGCAATAGTGAAAAGTTTAAATAGAATTACAAAAGAATTAAAAAAAATAAATATAATTGCAAGCAAAATTATGCCAGAGGAATTCAATAGAATGATTTCTATGAATCCGAATATGGTTTTGTTTATGGAAGCGATGCAGAAATGGAGTAATGATATTAATAAATAAGTATTTATATTTAAAAGAAAGGTAGGTGATAAGAATGAGTGAAGAAAATAAAGTTGGATTTGAGTTAGATGTAGATACAAGAGAAGCCCAAAATAAGCTAAATGAATTAGGTGGTTTGATTAGACAAGTATTTATTGATCCTCTAACGAAGAGTACAAGTGCTTTTAGTGGAAAAAATCAAGTTGTAAAGCTTTTAAAAGAGGTTGCTAATACAGATGTTAGTAGAACAACTAGAAAATATAAAGAGCTTATGGATATGCTTGCTAACACTGATACATCAAAAGCTGAAACTGCTTTCTCAAAAATATCAGGCTACATGAATTCTGCAAATTTAATAACAGAAGCGTTTCTTAAAACGGCATCAAAAGTTAACAAAGTTGATTTTAGTGCAATGAATAAATTAAATATTGATGCATTTATCAATCAATTAAATAGAATGCAAGGTGCCGATACAACGGCTTTAGCAAAATTCAAAAGTCTTTCTGATTCTATGAATGCTTTAACTTCGGGATTTAAAAGATTAAATGAAATTGAAATGTCAGATGCTTCTAATAACAAATTGGCAGTCAAAATGAAACAAATTACTGATATGGTTGCTCAATTCACAACGGCTTTTGAAAACGTTAAAACCGAAGGTGTGAGCGCTATTGTCAAAGCTTTAACTGAGCTTCCGAAGGCTATGCAGGCTATGGAAAAGCTTGACCATAGCAAGGTTGGCCAATCGTTCGACACTTTAACTCAGAAACTTCACAAATTCTTGGCTGAATTAAGAGAGAGTTCTTCTGAGATTCATGCGTTTTCAAAGATTGTATCCACACTCGGCAAGGGAACGAATACCAACCCTTTAACTAGTGGATTGCGAAACGTACAGCGTGAAATAAAAAATACCGGTACTGAGAGTGATAAAACAAATAGAAAACTGAGTAATATGCTTTCATTTGGGAAGGTCTATGCTTTTTACAACCAACTTCGCCATTATGGTACTGGTTTCGCTAACATGCTGAATAAAGCGATAGATTTTACGGAGATTGAGAACTACTTCAGCCGTGCCATGGGGAATATGCGTAGTGAGGCTATGAAGTTCCAGAATCAGCTATCTGACATGTACGGACTAGCAATGCCATCTATGATGCAGGCTCAGGCTACATTTAAAAATCAGCTCGGAGCGCTTGGTGATTTGTCTGAAGATATGTCATATATGCTGTCTGAGCGATTAACAAAAATGTCTCTTGACTATGCATCATTGTATAATGTTTCTGTTGACTCCGCTGTTACAAAGTTTCAGGCTGCTCTGAGTAAGCAAGTAAGACCTATACGTAGTCAATCTGGCTATGATATAACACAAAGTGTACTAGGTGGAACGCTCGAAAGCATAGGAATCTATGACAGGCAGATACGTGATTTGAGCGAGGTAGAGAAGCGTTTAACTATCATTCTTACATTACAGCAGCAGATGGCACGATCAGCTGCTATGGGGGATTTTGCCAGAACCATTAAAGTTTAGTGGCTTTGCACCGTGAGGTGCATCGAATAACCTCGTGAACGCAAGCTAAAGCGGTGTGGTAGCAAAGGCTACTGCTAACAGGGAAAATCTTGATTTAAAGACAATCCTGTGCCAAGCCTTATGTAAATAGGGAAGGTGCAACGACTATCCCAGAAGGGAGTACAACGGAGATTAGCACCGTTGGAAGTGCGAGGGGCGTACCTAATGGTACGCTGTGATATAGTCTGATCTCTATGGTGACATAGAGTTAACACAAATGTGAACAACCGGCAAACCAACTTAAAATATTACAGCAGCAGATTGCCGAAGTAGGCCGTTGGATATCTGCTGTTTTTTATGGCGTGATTGGAAAAGTTTTACCGTATATTAACGGTTTTGTAATGGCAATCAAATCTCTAATTCAAATGTTTGCTTCATTCCTTGGTTATGAACTGCCTGATTCATCCGGATCTACAGGAAGTATTTTGGACAGCATGGATGATTCGCTCGGTGGCGTATCTGATGGTATGGATGATGTAAATGCAGGTATTGACGATGCCAATAAAGGATTAGATAGCGCAAAGAAAAAGACTAAGGAATGGAAGAATTTTCTTGCAGGCTTTGATGTTGCTAACGTTATTCCAGACCAAAGCACTGATGATTCTTCTTCCGGCTCTGGTGGTGGAGGTTCTTCCGGTGCTGGCGGTATGTCTATTGACCCACGATTACTGAAAGCATTGCAGGATATGGATTATATATTTGACAATATCCGCATGAAAGCGATGGATATTCGTGACAGTCTCCTAGAATGGGCGAGTATCCTTGGCAGAGTAGTGGATGACAATATCTTTGAGCCTATCCGTAATAGTTGGAACAAATATGGTACTTCAATAGGGCAAAATATGCAAGAAATTGTCAGCAATATCAAATATATGTGGATGGATTTCTTTGAGGTAGTAGGCAGGAAGTGGAAACCATTCTTTCAAGCATTATCAGATTTATTTTTCAGTCTATTGGACACTGCAACGTTAGTTCTTACTACTATACAAAAATTCTTCCGTCATGTATGGGATTCCGGCGGTAAGTATTTATTTGAATCATTGTGGGATTTAGCTACAGCGTTTTTGGAATTAGCAACTAGTATAAATGATAATTTTGTTAAACCAGTAGTAAACTGGTTTAAAAGAAGTATTGCACCAGTATTCGGTGATCTTGTCGGCACTATTCTTAAAGGCGCAGGGAAAATTGTAAAAGGTTTTGCAAACGTTATAACATGGATAGCAAAATGTAAACCCGTAGTTGTTACTTTGGGATCAGCCTTTACAGCTTTGTTTTTGACGATTAAGATAGCAAAAATTGTAGAACTAGCAACAGCTCTAGGTGGAGCTCATAGTGTATTACGTACTTTTGGGGCATTGGCTTTACAACACAGTAGCACTTTAAGAAAATTATGGCAAGTATTCTCTGATGGTTATTCCAAAATAACAAATACAAAAAGTGTATTAAATGTTTTTAATACTACTTTATTAAATACCAAAGCTGGAGAAGCGTTTAAAAAAGTGATGAGTGGTATCAGCGATAAACTTCTCAATGTAAGTTCAAATATGTTGGAAGCAAGTGGAAAAGCAACATCACTAGGATCGACTATTATCGGTAAATTAGGAGCAGCATTTAGCTGGCTTGCAGCAAATCCAGTAGTGGCTGTAGTGGCAGGTTTAACTGCTGTAATAGCAGCAATCGCTTTGCTTGGTTCAACTCAAAAAGAGAAGAAGTATGAAATGGATGATTATTCCAAATCTGTACAGGATCAGATTAATGCTCTTGATGAATTGAAAAAGTCTATGGATGAAGCTAAAGCTTCAACAGATAAAGAAATTTCTTCAAAGATGGCTGAATACAAACGACTTGAACAAAACGTAGATATATTGCGCCGTATGGCTGGAGAAACAGGCTATGTGGATAGTATCGAGCAAGCTAAGCAAAAAGTAGAAGCTATCAATAAGGAACTTCCGGGAACAGTAAAACTGACTAAAGAAGGACGTATTGAATGGCTGAAAACACCTGATGCTATTCAGAAGAATATTGATAAGCTTAAGGAAAAGGCCAGACAAGAAGCATATGAGAAGCTCTATGTTCAGTATATCCAAGCTCAGATTGAAGCAGAAGCAAAACAGGCTGAATCAAGGGATAAGTTGAATAAATTAAGTGAACGTAAACTTGAATTGTCTAAGCAGATTCAACAGGCAGCAGCTGATGGTGACAGTGAAAAACTTGGGAAATTGAGCGATGATTTAAACCAAGTGAATGCTGATTTAGATGGAACTGAAAAAGCTCTAAAAAAAGCGAATGATGCTGTAGATGCCGCAAAGAAAAAGCAAGATGGTCTTGATAAGACCTTAGGAAATGTTTCCTCTTCTACAAATGGACTCACTGAGGAACTTGGTAAATTCTACGCACAGTTTGGTTTGAGTGATAAAAAAGCAGCTGAGTTTGAAAAACTTGCTACTAAGATGAAAGAAACCAATAAAGTAATGGATTCTTGTATGAAGGATGGCAAGGTAATAAACAAGAAAGAGTATGACGATACAAAAAAGACACGGCAAAAGCTTGTTAAGGAATATGCAGAGAAAGCAAAAAAGTATAAGTTATCATCTAAAGATATCATTGATATTGCTAAAAAGAATGGTGTTAATTTATCCAAAGAAGAATTAGAGCAAGCTAGAAATTCTTTAAAGAATGCAGAACAATCAAAGAAAGATATTACTAAGGTCAAAAAGCAGCAGAACGCAGAGCTGTTATCGCTGTTAGACAAACTTGGCATTGACAAGGATTCTAAGCTGGGTAAACAGTATCAGGCTGAACTGAAAAAAGCGCAGGAAAATGGTACGAAATCCGGTGAGGACTATATCAAGAATATCAAAAAGGGAATCAGCAATGGTGATATATCTCCAGATGCTCAGGCACAATGGAATAAAGGTCAGAAGATTTTCGATAATCCATTGACTGTTCTTGCTAAAGTTATGGGTGCTGATTCTGCGGGTAATAATGCATGGCAAACAATGAACAGGATACTGTCAAAAACAATATGGGGTAAAGCTGAGATTGGTAATAAATCCAATGCTGCATGGGATGCATATAATTGGTTTGATAGTTGGTTCAAGGCAGGATCACACACAATATGGGGGCAGTCAGCACTTGGAAATAAATCTAATGCAGCGAATGAAGCTCTTGAATGGTTCCAACAATATTTTAGGAAGCACCCTATTGAAGCAACCCTTTCTATTGTTTCCGGATCAATAGATTTAGCACTTGGAAAAGTCACAGGTTGGATGCAAAAAAAGGCTGAAGGTGGATTTGTTGATACAGGACAAATGTTTATTGCTCGTGAAGCGGGACCGGAGCTTGTCGGTACTATGGGTGGGCGTACAGCCGTTGCAAATAACGATCAGATTACATCCGGTATCTACAGGGCGGTTCTGCAAGCTTTACGTGACGGTGGTGAATTCCAAGACCGTGGAGGTGACTTATACATCACTATTCAGAATGAAGATGGTTCTAAGACCACTAAAATCATTAAGGACTACAAAAAACAAATGATATTTTCCGGAGGTAAAGGAGGAGTGCCAGTATGATAAAGACAGTTGATCCTATTCTGTATCTTGGCGGTGTTAAAGTCAAAGACCCTTCCAGTATTACGATTCAGCGTAATAAGCTATGGTCACAAGGCTCTGGACGGTCACGCAGTGGTAATTTCTGTGGTAAAGTACAGGCACTCAAATACCGTATTGATGTGCAGTGGTCATGGCTGACGGAGGCTGAAGCTGCTCAAATTTGCGCTTTACTTGAACCAGATTATATCGATGTGAAATTCCGTGATCCTAAAACAAAACAAATGAAAACGATTCGTGCATATGCTGGTGATGAAGTTTACAGCGTGTACAGTTATGCTATTGAAAAGGCAGTCTATGAGGGGCTGCCTATTTCTTTGGTTGAGAAATAAGGAAGGGGTGTCGTTTATGACAACAACGATTACAGAAAAAGAAGAAGTGAGAAAGACATTGAAATCTGAATCTAAGAATACTGATGGTGTTACTGTGGTGACTATGGAAGCATCCGTGACAAATATGGATTATAACACAATCAGTTATCATGTAAATATCGTGAATATTGCTGAATATGCAAAAGATAAGGTGAAGTATGATACTGATATCGCAGCTTTTAAGAAGCGTTACGATGAGGCTGTTAACGAGCTTGTAGTAACCACAGAAGGGAGTGCTGAATAATGAAGTTAAGAAGTGGCGAGCTTATTATGCTTATGAATGGGTTGTCAAACGTGCAGACTGCAATCAGTCCTAAGGTCAATTATAATGTGAGTCGTAACAAGAAAATTCTTATGGATGAAATCAAAGAATATCAGGATGAAATCACAAAGTTGCAGAAGAAACACTGTAAACTTGATAAAAATGGTGAACTGGTAACAAAAGAAAAAAGTGATGAAGTCACATTTAAGAGCAAGGAGGATAAAATGGCTCTAACTGCTGCAATCAATGAAATCAATAATACAGAGTGCGAATTGCCAATCAGGATGATCAAGCTTGATGATATTTCTGTGTCTATTTCTCAGGCTGAAATGGATGCTTTAGAATTTATGATTGAAGAAGAATCTGATAAATAAGAGAGCGAGGTGGTGTAAATGTATAGCACCTCAGAAAGATATAAGAAAGCTATATCAAGAGATATACAATGGTGGGAATCAAAGTTAGTCATAGACGGTACAGAGTATTTTGACTTTATGAAGTTGGATGGTAAGCTTGGAATATGTGCCGAAGAACATGTTTCATTTGGAGGAACGGTTACTGCATATCTGGATGTACAGATACCAGAAATGACCTCATCTGTGCAATTTATAGGTCGGCAGGCTATCTACTATGTTGGATTACATCTGGAAGATTACAATATTGGTGAAGAACCAGATATCGAATGGATCAAAATGGGGGTCTACAACATTGTCGATCCCCAACTTAATGATGATGTCGTAACGTTTACAGCATATGACAATATGTATAAGACACAGCAGGGATTCTTCAGCGCCTTGTCAGGGAATCAGCCTGTAGCGGCTGTTTTAAGAGAGCAATGTTCTAAGATAGGAATTACATACGCCGGTAGTGATTCCGGCGAATCTATCAGCATTGACAAGCTACAGGGACTGCAAATGCGTGATGCCATCAGCTATATAGCATCATTTTGCGGTAAAAACGCAGTTATGAATCGTGATGGTAACTTGGAATTAAGATGGTTCTCTGCTGTTGAATTCACAGCAAGTCCAGACATATGTTCATCAACTTTCAGCGTTGGTCAGGCAGACACTATTGTTAGACGGATTACATGTGCTGTAGATGCAGAAACAAACCTGAACGCAGGCAATGATACTGGCAGTATAATCACTTTATCAAATCCATGTATGACACAAGCACAGCTGAATGCGATATACAACAAAGTGAACGGATTTTCCTACCGTTCATGTTCTGTGAATATCATTATGGGACATCCTGAGCTTGATGTAGGTGATATTATTTCTGTGCAAGACTTAGATGGATCCATTTATAAAGTGCCCATCATGATTATGGATATCATAGATGATAGTGGAATTCAACAGACAATAACATCTAGCGCAAAGACAGAGCAGCAAGAGCAGTATTCTTTTCAGGGGAATATCTCACAACAAGTACAAACAAATTACAGTGAGTACATAGCCACAAAGCGATTGCTTGCAGACACAATCATTGCATATGATGGTAAGTTTGGTACCATTACTACTGATTTTCTTACTGTAAATCAAAAAATAACAGCACATGAAGGTGAGTTCAGTACATTTAAAGCTGATACAGCGGCTTTCAAGATTGCAACAGCTGAAGAATTTACAGCAATTCATGCTGCAATAGATGATCTGGATGTTAACACTATAAATGCAGCTTTGGCCAAGATAAACGTTATGGAAGGAAATCTGGCCACGATTGATACCATCATAAATGGCCATTTTACTTCTGACAGTGTTCATTCACTGATAATCAATGCAGAAAATACCGTATTCTCTAACTCAGTTATAAAGTCGGCCATGATTGACAGTGTAGCAGCCGATAAAGTCACCGCCGGTACGATTGATGCCAGCAGTATACACTTTAAGTCACAATCAGGGCGTTTGGATATCTTCGGCGAGACCCTCCAGATTAAAGATAACACAAGACCAAGAGTGCAGATTGGTAAAGATGCATCCGGAGACTACAACATGTATGTCTGGGATGCCGCCGGAAAGCTGATGTTTGATGCAACCGGTGTAACAGCTAACGGTATACAACGGCCTATTATCGTGGATAGCATGGTAGCCGACAACGCCAATATATCAGGTGATAAAATCAACATCACATCCCTCGTAAAGGAGATTAATGACGGTACAGAGGTGATTAATTCCAGCCATATTTTAGTAGATGGTGCAAATCAATCTTTGTCCGTCGTGTATAACACCATTACAGGTGACATAAGCACGCTGAGTACGGCGCTGTCTGTGGAGCAAGGCAAAATCTCATCACTGATTGCTGATGTGTCACAAGCTAAAGGTGATGTGTCAACCTTGCAGACCAATTACAGCAGCCTCATACAGACTGTAAACGGCATTAACAGTACGGTGTCTAGCCACTCTACTAGCATAGATAATCTCAACAATATGGAAATTGGCGGGAGAAATCTTATTACAAACACTAGACCTGATAAGGCTACTGTTTACTCCATAACAAGCAAATGGTCTGCACAAATTGTGGATGAGACAACAGCAATTAGCGGTAAGGCAACGCAGGCAACTTGCACAGCAGCGGGCGCACAAGGTTTTTACCATCACATTCCCCGCAGATTGGAACCCGGGAAAAAATATACATGGTCTATATATGTTAAGACATCTAAAAATAGTCGAATATCTCTCGGGAGCGAACAGGGAGGTTTAGTATATTGTGACATAACAGATGGATGGAAACGATTTACGCACACATTTACCGCTAACGGGGATACCCATTATCAATTTACTTTTTTCGCCTCATCCATATGGGCGGTCGGTGATATCATATGGTATCACAGCCTTATCTTAGTTGAGGGTGACAAGGCTCCAACATGGGTGCCGGCTCCCGAGGATGTGGATGCTTCCATCAAGACAGGATCCGACAAAACAACAACGCTGGAGCAGACAGTCAATGGATTTGATGCTCGTATCACCTCAGCAACAAGTACAGCCGGTAATGCTCTTACCAAAGCAAATGAGATATCTGCCACAGTCGATGGATACAATATTCGGATATCAACCGCAGAATCAAACGCAAGTGCAGCTCTCAGCAAAACCAACACGTTAGAGCAAAAAGTCACGGCCACATCCTTAATCACTACTATAGCATCCGGCATCAGCGGTGGCACAGCATTATCAACGACAAAATTTGTAATGGATGCATCTGGATTACATATCAAAAGCGGTGGCTTTGACATCAGCAATAACGCTGGTACAAAGGTGTTTAGCGCAGATACAGCCGGTAACCTGAGCATTACTGCTGCTATAAATGCGGCTAGTGGTAAAATAGGCAAGTTTACGCTTAATGATGGACTGACCTATACAGGATCATCCACGTATCAAGGCATGGGTGGGAGCGTGACGGAAACCTATAGTTTTATCATAAGTCCTGATTCTGTTCACAAAAATCTTGGTGACATAGCAAGAGATTTTGTATCTGGCTGGAAAAACCCATTACTTAAAGTAAACACATCGAATGAGAATAGTTTTGAGTTGTATCCTGATGGCTGGTTAAGAGCAAGACAAATCAAAATGGGGGATGGTCTTGTAGAAGGAACACTATATTTTGGATCATCACAGTATTCAAACAGTGCATCTATAAATTCTGGAGGTAATATCTGGGCTGCTGGGGGTGTACAAGCCAAAAATTTTGTTGCTGCTAATGGTCAGGGGCTAAGAGTCTTGAATTCTTCTGGAGTCCCAACAACTCTTATTTATACAGATAGCAGCGATAACGCGCGAATCCCTAATAATGATTTTATTGTATCTAAAGCCATGACGGTTTACGGCTCACTTTATGCAAGAGCGTCGTCTTGGATAGGCTCGAATTATTCAGCTGGTGGTTGGATTGGCTTCTATGACAAATATGGTGGTACACGAAAAGGCTATATTGGTTACGGAACCGCCACTGAAACTCAGTTTAACATTTATAACAACGAGGGTGCTCATAATGGCGTAGCTCTGGACGCTACCGCGAATGGTAACTGGACACATGGGCGATTTATACCACTTTATGGCGGCATGGCACTTGGTTCATCCAGTAATCGTTGGTACAGGCTCTACTCCTCAGCGGGATGCGATACATCATCGGATATCAGGCTTAAAAACAGTATCAGAGGATATGACCAACGCTACGAAGCAATGTATATGGATATGCAGCCAGTCACTTTCGAGCTTAATGCAGTACCCGGTCAACGGCAAGGCGGTCTCATTGCACAATGGACAAAAGATGCCATGACAAAGCACGGTATAACTGACAGCGAGTTTGGTGCATATAATTACCACCCTGAGGATGACACCTACGGCATTATCTATGAGCAGTTGACATCCCTAAACATGCATATGGTGCAAAAGACTATTAAGCGTGTGGATACAGCGCAACAGGATATAGAATATCTCAAAAACAGAAATGTTGAATTAGAGAGGAGGGTGGATACATTGAGAGAAGAGATAGTGCGTTTAAACAATGAATTATTTGATACAAAATCCGCTTTACGGAGTTGAGAAAGGAAGTGATCAAAAGTATCTCGTTTTAAAGGGTGTACGTCAACACCCTTTTAATTTGCTCAAAAGAGCGGAAGGAGAAGAAACATGGATATGCTTTACACTGTTTTACTTGTAGACCTCAGCATGGTACTGGTCTGCTACGCTATTTTACTACTGGCTTTTGCATCTAACGTGGTGCTGAGCCTTTACCACAATATCAACATCACAGGAGAGCACTTTGACGCTAAACGGCTGTGGCAGGGCGTTAAAAAAGCCTTGGTGCTGGTCTTTGGCACTATGCTGATGGTTGCCGCTGTAGATGCAGCCACAACGCTGCTTACGCAGTACGTACCTGATATCAATGAGCAGGTGCATGACCTCATCACCGTGGCTATGATTGCCGCTACAATCGGCGTAGCAGCATGGCGTTATATCAAGGATGCATACAGTACGTTTATCAACATTTTAAACGGTAAGCCCTCTGAGGTCGCAGCTGCGGTGGATACAAAGGAGTAAGACATGTCGGATGTAATTATTGTGGCTCTGATTGGAGGCGTATGCACAGCCATACCGTCATTGATAGCAACGGTAGTGATCAACAACAAATCGACAGCTGTCATGCAGTATAAAATAGATGACCTTACAAAAAAAGTGGAAAAACACAACAATGTTGTAGAACGTATGGCGGTTGCAGAAAACAGTATCAAATCGGCTCATCATAGAATCGATGACCTTATGGAAAAATAGGAGGAAACAAAAATGGCATTTAAGAAAAGAACAAGCCTGTCCGGATTAACAGGCAGTAATTGGATGGATTGGGCGCTACGGCGTACAGGAGTGGCAATGCCAAACTGCTTTACCTATGCTACAGCTCGTATCAGCGAGATTTTAGGGCGAGAGGAGTATTTGGATAGCCCACGGGTAAACGGCGCACAGGAGCTGTGGGATAACTACTCAGACGGCTTTAAACGCTCAAAATATGCTGTAGAGGGTGCACTCATGATCTGGCAGTCAGGACAGTGGGGGCATGTAGCAGTTTGTGAGGAACTTATTGACACCAACACGATCGCATGGAGCCAGTCCAACTACGGCGGGGCAATGTTTGAATATGTGAAAGGAAATCCGAACGGGTACAAAGGCATGAAATTTTTAGGATATCTGGTACATGATAAACTGCCGAAAGCAGAGGCAGCAAAACCATCTACTAGTAAGCCGACTACTACTGGCATTAAGGCGGGCAATAAGGTCAAAATCAAGTCCAGCGCTAAAAAGTACGCTACTGGTCAGACAATCCCCGCATGGGCTAAAGGCAAGACATATACCGTACAGCAGGTATCTGGCAGTAAGGCGCTGATTAAAGAGCTTGTGTCATGGGTTAAAACATCCGATTTACAGATGACCGGCGCAGCTGCGGTGATTGCAGTCGGCAAAAAGGTCAAAGTTAAAAAGACGGCCAAGACCTATGCAACAGGGCAGAGCATTCCGGCGTTTGTAAAAGGTACGACTTACACAGTCATGCAGATCAGTGGGGATAAGGTACTACTGAAAGAAATCATGAGCTGGGTACGTAAATCTGATTTGGAATAAGAAAAATAACCACTCATTCCTTCAGGGATGGGTGGTCTTTTTAAATGTAAAAAAAGATGTATTATTATAGTAAATATGATATAATTTTCGTGAATTTATTAGCATTAAATACATATACTAGAG